TTAATAAAACTCTATACCCGTAATCTTCAATGAGTTCTGGCGCTTCCCTTTAATTCCTTTTACATATTCAAAATGAATGTTTTTGATTGCCATCTTTATGAATTCAGTTTTTAACTCATCTTCCATTAATTCCCAGCCGTTTAGCAATGAATACTTGAAATTTTTAATCTTCTCATAGTTAAAAGTCTTACCCTTATCATTATCCTTGCGCTTTTCATACTCATGTATTTCTTTGTCAATACGACTTATTATTGGAAAAGCTTCATCCTTATCCATCATACCTTCTATAAAAAGTGTTTGACATCTAGCGCGTTCTTTTCGCAACTTTTCAATATCGATGCCGACATCTTCTATTTCTTTAGGTTGGTTTTCGATTTTATATGATGTTAAATCAAATTGTTTTAGATAATTGTAAAATTGTTTTAAAACCTCGCCTTCGTCGATGTTACATGCATTTTTATTTTTAGTATTTTTGCAGTTAGAACAAAAGTATAGTTTAGAATACCAAACTTCTTTATTTTTAGGCGTATGCTTGACTGTGTTTAAAGTCAATTTCTGGTTACAGTTTGGACATAATAGTTTACTTCTGAAAATAGCGTTATGTTTTACGATTGTAGAGTTAGTTTTTTCACTTATCCTTAATTTTATTTCTTCGTATTCTTCTTCACTTATAATAGCTTCGTGGGTGTTTTCGACGAATATGTCACCGAAAACAAGATGACCTCTAGCTACCGGACTCGTTAGAGCATTGCCTATAACTGATCTGTGCCAGTTTTTACCTAAGGGTGCTTTGTATTTAGAGTTGTTCAATTTTATAGTTATTTCTCTTAAACTAGTACCTTTTTTCGCTTCTTCTACTGCAAATCGTAATACTTTTTTATATTCATTAGGCACAAATTTATCGTTTACTCTGTCGTAATAGAAAGGAGGGACAGTTTTAGCTAACCCTTTTCTAGCTGATGCGCGTCGACCCATTGCAGTACGCTCTTGAATTGTAGTACGCTCCCACTCTGCCATAGCACCTACTAATGTTACGAACAAACGTCCCATAGCAGAAGTTGTGTCATATACTTCTGTTGCGCTCCTAAACAACACGTTTTTATTCTCAAACAATTCTAGTATCTCTAGTAAGTCTTTAACACTTCGAGTTAATCGATCTAGTTTATAGACTAAAACCAAATCAAAATTATCTATTTCATTCAACATTTCTTGTAAAGCGGGTCTGTCTTTTTTAGCTCCGGAGTATCCAGCGTCAGTATATACTTTATGAATTTTCCAGTCGTTTATGTCGCTGTAAGCTCTTAATTTTCTTTCTTGTTCTTCGATAGAGTGTCCTTTTTCTTTTTGTTCAAGTGTACTCACTCTAGTATAAATTGCTACTTTCATGTGCTCCCTCCTCAAAATTGGCAAAAAATAATAAGGGTAGGCGGGCTACCCGTGAAAATTGTATAAAAAAAGAGAGAGCGCAGATGCACCCTCTCATGTCGCAAATATTTCAGCGACTTGTCTAATTTGAAGCTTGCCGCAAATATTTCAGCGGCTTGTTTTGTATATATGTAATATACCATCAAAGAGAGTGTAGTTCAAGCGATTTAACTAAGAAATCTAATTTTTATACTATTTTCAATTTTATCTACTGTTTCTTTTGAATATGATATTTCTCCGGCAGGGTCATACCTATTAATTTTCGATATTCTATCCTTGCTGATTGTAGTGATATTTAAAACGTTAGCATAGGTCTTTTTATACTTGAATCGCTCATATCTTTTGCGAACCTTCGAATATTTTTTGAAGTCGTCATTCAGCGATTTGTTTTCATCAAGTAATTTTTGATCGTATGGGTTTTCTGCTTTTGACACCTTTTCAAGATTGTTCATGATTTTTTTAGCTAAATCCTTACCCGTTACGTCCATTTTTTCCAATACTAAAGGTAACAAATCTTCTTCGATATGCACATTGAATTTACTTCTGGAAGATGTAAGTGGAACTACCGTTAATATTGGATTTTTATTTGAATCGTGATTATTAAGTACCATACAAAAATGGTTTCCAGAAAACTCTCTGCCAACATTAACACCTAACTTTACATAAATTATAGTGCCTTTTTTATATCTGGTGTAACTTTTGTTTTCTTTTAACAATCTAACTTCATCCAATAAAAACTCTGAATATTCAAGACACCATGAATTCATATATTTAAATTTGTAAATCTCGCTATTTTGAATCTTTTTAAAATTATTAACTGCTGTTTCTAAAGGTGCGTTCTCTTCCATCCCTCATCCTCCTCGCGCCACATAGGCGTTATTAATCACAATACAACTTTGCCCATTACTTTAATATTACTAAACGAAGCGACTTTGATATCATCATACTTCGGATTTAGAGATACCAAATTAATATAGTCTTCGCATATATCTACACGCTTGATAAGACTTACTCCATCTAATACAACGAGTGCAATTGTACCATCTTTAATAGAATCTTCTTTCTTAATAAAAGCGTATGTTCCTTGTTTTAACATAGGTTCCATTGAATCACCATTAACTAAAATACAAAAATCAGCATTTGATGGCGTTTCGTCTTCTTTAAAAAATACTTCTTCATGCAATATGTCATCATATAATTCTTCTCCTATGCCAGCACCAGTTGCACCACATGCAATATACGATACTAGTTTAGACTCTTTATATTCATCTATAGAAGTGACTTTATTCTGTTCATCTAATTGCTCATTTGCGTAGTTAAGTACGTTTTCTTGGCGGGGAGGTGTGAGTTTGTTGTATATGGAAGTGATGTCGTTTTTTTTATTATTTCTTGTAGGAAACAAATCATCGATACTGATATTTAAAATATGAGCAATTTCAAACAAATCATCTTGTTTAGGAGTTCTGTACCCTGTCTCATAATTTGAAATAGTAGCTTTTTTAGTGTTGAGTTTTTCTCCAAGTTGATCTTGAGTTAAGTTCAATTTGGTTCTATAGTATCTGATTTTATTGCCTATAAATTTCGCTAATTCTTTTTTATCCATTTTCTTACCTCCTTAAATTTACCTATAGTATAACCCAATTATTTTTGGTATTCAACAAAAAAATACACGAAAAGCAAACTTTTATGTTGACTCAAGTACACGTATCGTGTATAGTAGGTTTTGTAAGCGGGAGGTGACAACATGCAATGGAATTTAATAAAGTTGAGAAAAGAAAGAAAGTGTACTCAAGAAGATTTAGCAAACCTCTTGAATATATCAACTGAAGGTTATCGTTTAAAAGAATTAGGAAAGCATCAATTTAAGAATGATGAGATGTTTATTATCGCTGATTTTTTTGACGAAAATATTGGAGATATTTTTTTACCTACAAAGTACACGAAACGCAAACAAACATCTTAAAGGAGACATAACAAATGCAAGACCAATCATTAAAATTAGTAAAACTACAACTAAAATATCATAACCTTTCAGGACAAATTGAAGCTTATGATAAATCACTTAAAGAAATAAGATACACTCGAGATCTTTTCAACAAACATCTAAGCATGAATAACGAAGACGCATTTGCTGGTTTGGAAATGGTAGAAGATGAAATTACTAAAAAGCTACGAAGTGCTATCAAAGAGTTCCAAAAAGTAGTGAAAGCGTTAGACAAGCTTAACGGTGTTGAAAGCGATAACAAAGTTACTGATTTAACAGAGTGGCGGAAAGTGAATCAGTAACATTCACTTCTTAATATAACCACGCTTATCAACATCCACATTGAGCAGATGTGAGCGAGAGCTGGCGATGATATGAGCCGCGTTTAAATACATTCGATAGTCATTGCGATAACCGTCTGCTGAATGTGGGTGTTGAGGAAAAAGGAGGATACTCAAATGCAAGCATTACAAACATTTAATTTTAAAGAGCTACCAGTAAGAACAGTAGAAATTGAAAACGAACCTTATTTTGTAGGAAAAGATATTGCTGAGATTTTAGGATATGCAAGATCAGACAATGCCATTAGAAATCATGTTGATAGCGAGGACAAGCTGACGCACCAATTTAGTGCATCAGGTCAAAACAGAAATATGATCATTATCAACGAATCAGGATTATACAGTCTAATCTTCGATGCTTCTAAACAAAGCAAAAACGAAAAAATCAGAGAAACCGCTCGGAAATTCAAACGATGGGTAACATCAGATGTCCTACCAGCTATTCGCAAACACGGTATATACGCAACAGACAATGTAATTGAACAAACATTAAAAGATCCAGACTACATCATTACAGTGTTGACTGAGTATAAGAAAGAAAAAGAGCAAAACTTACTTTTACAACAAGAAATTGGAGAGCTAAAACCCAAAGCAGACTATGTAGATGAAATCTTAAAGTCAACTGGAACATTAGCTACAACTCAAATCGCGGCAGACTACGGTATATCAGCACAAAAGTTAAACAAACTACTACACGAAGCTAGATTACAACGAAAAGTGAATAAACAGTGGGTGCTTTACTCAGAACACATGGGCAAGAGTTACACAGAATCAGACACTATACCAATTGTACGCTCTGACGGTAGAGAAGACACAGTTTTACAAACTAGATGGACACAAAAAGGTAGATTGAAAATACATGAAATCATGACTGAATTCGGTTATGAAGCTAACGTAACTGCTTAACAGGAGGGCGCAGCAAATGGAAGATCAAAACAAAAAAGTCATTTATTACTACTATGACGAAGCAGGTAATAGACAACTATTATCAATTGGAGATTTGAATCTCTATTTATTAAAAGATATTAAATCAAGATTTGGTTTATATAAAAAACAAATCCCTGATTTAGATAATCTGTTCGTTCAAATAGACGGTGTTGAATTTAAAGTACTATAACCCGAGCAATGCACCTCTTAAACAACATTATACACGAAAGGAGCATAAACAAATGAACACACTATACAAAACAACCTTCCTCATCACAATGGCAGTTGCGACTTGGAAGGTTTGGAAGATTGAGAAAAACACAAGATTTAAACTTAGAAATTTTGATTATCCAAAAATTAATAATGCTCAGAGCAAATCATTGTTGGATATTGCTAGTCACGATTTAAAAGATATTTAACTGTATTCAAAATTTTCATATCTTGTTGAGCTTTTAAGCTTTCGTATAAAGCTATTGAATAAATAATTTCGTAAGATACGTTTTCAGGAGCATCTTCTTTCAACTTATTTATTCTATCTCTAAAAAAGTCACTGTCACCACCGAATTCTTTTTCGGCTTGATTACTAAGTTCACCAAAGAAATTTTGAAAATCATTAAATTCCATACTTATCACCTCCTTTCACTAGGAGATAACTAAATTATACACGAAAGGAATGGTAGAAGTGCCACCACACATTCAACAAATGTTATACGAAATCCAGTTAAAAGCTGGTATACCTCAAAAATTAATGGAAATGCAAGGTTTGATAAACGATGAAACAACCAAAGAGGAGAAAAAAGAAAATGAGTGACACATATAAAAGCTATCTATTAGCAGTATTATGCTTCACAGTCTTAGCAATTGTACTCATGCCGTTTCTATACTTCACTACAGCGTGGTCAATTGCAGGATTCGCAAGTATAGGGACATTCATATTTTATAAAGAATACTTTTATGGGGTGGATGATTAAATGACTTGGTTTGAAGAATACGTTAAACCTAGTGTGGAATGGGAAAGAAAGGCAGAACAAGCTGTTTTAAGTGATGATGAAGTTAAAACGATCACTGAATATAGAAAGAAGTACAACAACCCGCATATTTACATGTCGGCTCAGAACAGAAATTATCTTGTTGAATATTTAGATAGACATACTGGAGACATAGTATTACACAATTTAAAACTTAAGAAATCATCCAGAAGAAGAGTGCATCAATATTTAATGGTCGGCCAAATAGTAGTGCCGGGCGAACCAAAAGGCACAATTTATGAAGCATCTCTGATAATAAGATAAAAAAACTGCTACTTGCGCCAACAAGTAACAGAGACAAACGATTAGCAAAATTAATTCACGTTCAATATAAAACGAAAAACGGAGGAAGTCAAGATGTATTACGAAATAGGCGATGTATGTCAGAAGGTAATTAATGTAGACGGATTTGATTTTAAATTAGCAGTTAAGAAGAAGGACCACAGCATTCTGGTGAATATCTTAGATTTAGAAGATAAGTTTATCGACGGCATAAACATAACTAATGAGAACGATCTATACACAGCATTAGACATATTAAATCAATCTATTTACGAATGGATTGAAGAAAACGCAGATGATTATGACAGACTAATTAACTTAGTCATGAAATGGTAGGTATAAGCATGAGAGATACAGAAAGAAATATATTGAATATTTTTAAGACGTTATTCGACGAATATACTTTGTCAAACCAACGAGCATTATTGGAAATTGAACGTAATCATCACGGATACTTATCGATTAATTTCTTGCACTATCACGACAGTTACAAAACAAACAATAAGCTTGTGCAGATACATGAAATCAATCCAGACAGCCATGAACGAATAAAAAATTTAATTATCGAGGTGCTAAGAGGTCATCGGAAGATTAAAAAAGGAGCATGAGGAAAGATATGAAAATAAATAAGTTAACTATATCGAACTTTGCTGGAATCAAAGAAGTAACATTTAACTTTGACGGTAAAGATGCAAAAATATACGGCAATAATGCGACTGGTAAGACTACAACAGCAACCGCATTACAATGGCTGCTTTTCGATAAAGGTTTGGACGGATCAACCAAATCATTTAACCCTGTACCTTTAAACGAAAAAAACGCAGAAAATTATGAGTTAATTCCGACTGTTTTCGCAGAATTTGAAATCGACGGAAAAATTACGACTTTTAAAAAAGAGTCACATCCTAAATACACAATAAATCAAAAAACGAATCGCAAGGAATACTCACGAAGTCGAACGAAGAAACAATATATCAATGATGAATCAATAAAAGTAAAGGATTATAAAGCTCGTATTGATGAACTGATTGATGAAGATGTATTCAAGTTAATTACGAACCCTCAAGCATTTAACTTACTAGATTGGAAGAAACGAAGAAGTTTGTTGTTTGAAATCGCTAAACCAATCAATGATGAGGATGTCATTAAAACAAATGATGATTTTAAAGAACTAAATAATATTCTTGGAGATCACGAAATTGAAACAAAGAAAAAGATTCTTACAGACAAGATAAAACAGATTAACAAAGATATCAAAGATATTCCGATACGTATTAACCAAACGCAACAAAATAAGCAGGATGTACCGGAATTCGATAATGATAGACACACAATCATAAAACAAGAAATTGAGCAACTTGAAAATGAGCGTATAGATATTCAAAACGGTGCAGAAGAAATTAATTTGCGTAACCAATTAGCTGATAAACAATCAGAATTGAAGCGCATAGAAGCTAATAATAGCGCCAGTAATGAGAACAAAATACATGCTTTAACAAATGAGCTACACGTTGAAAATGGAACGGTTGCGAATCTTAAAACAAGATTAAAGCAAAACAAACAACAAATTACACATGAAGAAAATCGACGTAATCAATTATTAGAAAATCATAAAGGATTAAAAAGTGATTTAGAAAAAGCTAAAAATCAAAAATTTGAATATCTTGATGACAATGTATGTAGTTGTTGTGGTCAACAGTTACCAGCTGAACAAGTGAGTGAGGTAAGAGAAAAAGCATTGCAGAAATTCAATGCAAACAAATCGAAAGAATTAGAAACAATACAAACATCTATCAATCACATTATTTCAGAAGGCAAGAAAATAAAGCCAATCATCGAGAAGTTAGAGGATGACAATAATAATCTTCAAATTAAAATCAACGAAGCAGAAGAGCGTTCAGCAAGAATACAAAACAAAATTAATAAGTTGAAAACGACTCACGTTGACGTTACGCAAACTGACGAATACAAAGCAGTAATGTTAGAGATAAATGAGATTAATCAAAAACGCTCTAACATCAGGAAAACTATTCAAGATAAAGTTTCAGGAATAGATGACAAAATAAGCGAACTTACTCAAGAAAAATCAGAAATTGAAGTGTCAAGATCAATCGAAAAATCAAATAAACATCTAGATGATGTTATTTCTGAATTAAGAAATGAAGAAGACAGATTATTGGATGAAAAAGAAAAGTATTCACATGACCTTTATATCTTAAAAGAATTTACAACAACAAAAGTCAAAATGCTTACTGAAAATATCAATAACGAATTTGATATTGCTGAATTTAAGTTATTCAATACCTTAGTTAACGGCGAATTAGAAGAAACATGTTCCACAACGGTTAACGGCGTCGAATACGACAGCGGTTTAAATAACGCCTCAAGAATTAATGTTGGCTTAGATATCATCAATACACTGTCAAAACATTTTAAAGTTACAGCACCAATATTTATTGATAATGCTGAATCAGTAACAGAGCTTATCAAAACAGAATCACAACAAATTCAATTGATAGTAAATGAACAAGATAAAAAATTAAGAATGGAGACTATATAAAATGACTGAAAATAATAAATTACAAACTATTGAACAACAATTAGTACAAGAAAAGAACGTATCTGACAACGTATTAAACAAAGTGAGAGTTTTAGAGTCACAAGGCAATTTGGAATTGCCAAATGATTATTCACCAAGTAATGCCATGAAACAAGCATGGTTACAAATCAGCCAAGATAACAAATTAATGAGTTGTAACGATACAAGCAAAGCAAATGCCTTATTAGACATGGTAACGCAAGGTTTAAATCCAGCTAAAAATCAATGCTACTTTATTCCTTACGGCAACAAAATGCAGTTACAACGTAGCTATCACGGTAATGTAATGATGTTAAAACGTGATGCAGGTGCTCAAGATGTTGTTGCTCAAGTGATTTATAAAGGCGATACATTCAAGCAAGAAATGGGAGAAACAGGACGTATCAAAGCGATTAAACACGAACAAGACTTCTTTAACATCGACAAAGAAAACATTATCGGTGCGTACTGCACAATCGTATTTAATGATGGACGAGATAACTATATTGAAGTCATGACTATTGAACAAATTAAACAAGCATGGATGCAGTCATCAATGATTAAAGATGAAAAAGCATTACAAAATTCTAAAACACATAATAATTTCAAAGAAGAAATGGCTAAAAAAACAGTTATCAATAGAGCTGCTAAACGTTATATCAACACATCAACAGATAGCAATCTTTTCAAATACGCACAAGAATCCGAACAACGTCAACGCAAAGAAGTGTTGGACGCAGAAGTTGAAGAAAATGCAAATCAAGAACAATTGGACTTTGAACAACCAGTTCTTGAAGAAGCACAATACACAGAATTAGAAAATGATAAGCCTATTGATGTATCTGACTTTGAAGAAATAAAAGAACCTGCAACAGAAAAAGAAAGCGAAGAAGAGCCATTTTAATTGAAACAATAGCAACTGGTTCAAGTGGTAACTGCTACGTCTTAAATGATGGACGTACTACGTTACTACTTGAGGCAGGTATAAAATTTGAACGTGTTCAAAAGCATTTCAAATATAAAACAAGACATATAGCAGGGTGTCTTATCACACACGAACATGGTGATCATGCAAAGTACACAAAGCAGTTTGTCGACAATGGTGTAATCAGCTATATGACTGCTGGAACACAACAAGCTATGAATTTTGAAAGTCATCGCTTATGCACGATTAAGGCAAAGCAAGAGCTGCGAATAGGTACATGGTCAATTCTACCGTTTGACATCGAACATGATGCTAACGAGCCTGTGGCTTTCTTATTACAAAGTACATTAGGTTATAAGGTTCTGTATGTTACTGATACAAAGTATTTGAAATACAAATTTAACGGCATTACGCACATGATGTTAGAAGTTAATTATATCTATGAACAAATACAGGAAAACATAAAAAACGGCAGTGTGCACAGCACATTAGCAAATAGAATTATGGAGTCTCATTTTAGCTTAGAACATGCTATAGGAATGTTGAAAGCAAATGATTTAACTAGACTTGAAGAAATACATTTAATTCATTTAAGTAGTCAAAATTCAAATGCAAAATACATTAAAAGTGAAATACAAAAAGTGACGGGCGCGCCCGTTTATGTTGGAGGTTTATAAATGCTAAACAGAACAATATTAGTTGGTCGTTTAACTAGAGACCCAGAATTAAGAACCACTCAAAGTGGTGTAAATGTAGCATCATTCACATTAGCAGTTAACCGCACATTTACGAATGCACAAGGAGAGCGCGAGGCAGACTTTATTAATATCATCGTATTTAAAAACAAGCAGAGAACGTTAATAAATACCTATCTAAAGGATCGTTGACGGGCGTAGATGGTAGGTTACAAACGCGGAATTATGAAAATAAGGAAGGTCAACGTGTATATGTTACGGAAGTTATTGCTGATAGTATTCAATTTTTAGAACCGAAAAACTCAAATGACACTCAACAAGATTTATACAAACAACAAGCGCAACAATCACGTGGACAGTCTCAATATCCATATAACAAACCAGTAAAAGATAATCCGTTCGCAAATGCGAATGATCCTATTGAAATAGATGACGATGATTTACCATTCTAATTTAACCGGTTTGAAAGTGAGGTGTGTATATGACTGGTTGGATAAAACTTCATAGAAAACTATTAGATTCGCCTATTTTTCAGAACGAAAAGTTATTCAAAGTATTTGCATATTGTCTTATGAAGGCTAGTCATAAGGATCATACACAGCTTGTTGGCAGACGAGTTGTTGAATTAGAAAAAGGTCAATTTGTGTTCGGGAGAAAGCGAGCAAGCGAAGAGTTGCGTCTCAAAGAATCCACAGTAAGAGACTACATAAAGCTTTTAGAAAACCTTGGAACTATCGTCGTAAAGTCCGACAACAAATTTTCTGTTATAACCGTTGTCAATTGGGCGATTTATCAAAGTATGGAAGAAAATTCCGACAGCAAAAACGACAACAAATCAACAACAAATGGACAACAAATCAACAACAAATCAACAACAAATCAACAACAAATCAACACAAACAAGAATGTAAAGAATGGGGATAATGTAAAGAATGATGAGAATGAGAAGAAGAAGAAGGCAGTTGCCTTCGACTTCTTCCAAGATAACGGATTCGGTTTCATAACTCCTTACAATTTAGACGATTTAAATTACTATCTTGATTCATTTGAAAATGATTCAGATGAAATAGTTACCGCATCACTTAAAATCGCTAAAGACAGAAACAAAGTTACTTGGGGATATGCTAAAAGCATTTTGAATACATGGCTTAATGCAAACTTGAAATCTATTGAACAAGTACGTGCATTTGAAAAGCAACAACTTGAAAGCAAAAAACAAAATTATAAACCTTACGTTAAACAATCAAAAGAAAAAACGCCTAAATGGCTCACAGACGGCACGAGAGAAACGAAAACGCCGGAAGTAGATGAAAACCTCGAGAAAGACAGAGAGGCTTTTATTAAGCGTCTAAATAGCAAATGGGAGTGATTGAAAATGGATGCATTTGATAAATACTATCTATTTGATCATGACGGCAACAAAATGTTTTCAGTTACACCACATTTTAAAGATGGTCGGCATTTAGTTGTTGGAATAAAAGAAACAAAATTTAATGGTCGTCGTTGGTATTTAGACGATTATGAATTAAATACACTTATTGATAATGAACAAATGGAGTTAGGACACCAAACAAGCTTATTTGAATATATATGAGGGATTACATGGAGATAGAAATTAAATTTAATGAAGTGTTTAATGCGCCGATGGGGTCGCCTCGTCCACGCTTTCGTAATACAGGTAGATATGCACACACATATATGCCTACAAAATATACAGAACATAAAAAATATTTACAAAATCAAATGCCAAAGCTAAATCTAGAAAATGCATTAAAAATCGAATTAGACTTTTACTTTCCATTGCTTAAATCATGGTCGAAGAAAAAGAAAAGCGAAATGGTTGGGCAGTATAAAGTGACTAAGCCGGATATCGACAACTTAATTAAAACGGTATTAGATGCTTGTAATGGCCATGTATGGAAAGACGATAACCAAATTACAGAAATAACTAGCTCAAAGCGTTATGGAATTGAGCCCAAAATAATCATACGAATAGAAGAAATATAAGAGGTGGAATAAATGGCGAAAACAGCAAGAATTGTAAGGATACACGATAAACCTTATAGGTTCAGTAAATTTGAAATGGAATTAATAGAAAGTCACGGTATAACCGCTGGAATGGTTTCTAAAAGAGTAAAAGACGGTTGGGAACTACATGAAGCAATGGACGCACCAGAAGGTACGCGTTTAAGCGAGGAAAGACTGGAACAAGCTAGACTCGAACGCAAATTGGAAAGAAAGCGAAAGAAAGAGGCTGAGCTAAGAAGAAAGAAGCCACATTTGTTTAATGTGCCTCAGAAACATCCAAGAGGACGTTATGCGTGCTACCTGATGGAAAACGACATATTCGTGAAAGTTAAGAAGTAGATCATGACAGATAACGCACGCAAAGAATACCTAAATCAATTCTTTGGATCTAAGAGATATCTGTATCAGGATAACGAACGAGTGGCACATATTCATGTAGTAAACGGCACTTATTACTTTCATGGGCATATCGTACCAGGTTGGCAAGGCGTGAAAAAGACATTTGATACAGCTGAAGAGCTTGAAACATATATAAAGCAACAGGATTTGGAATATGAGGAACAGAAGCAACTAACTTTATTTTAGAGGAGATATAAACAATAAAATTTTATGGAGGAAGACACTAATGAATAACCGCGAACAAATTGAACAATCAGTGATCAGTGCTAGTGCGTATAACGGTAATGACACAGAGGGATTACTAAAAGAGATTGAGGACGTATATAAGAAAGCGCAAGCGTTTGATGAAATACTTGAGGGTTTACCTAATGCTATGCAAGATGCACTCAAAGAAGATATTTATCTTGATGAAGCAGTAGGGATTATGACGAGTCAAGTTGTCTATAAATATGAGGAGGAGCAGGAAAATGAGCATTAGTGTAGGAGACAAGGTTTTTAATCCAGAAACAAATTCAACTTTAGAAATTGTACAACTTGTTGGCGATATTAGAGACACGCATTACAAGTTATCTGACGGATCTATTATTAGTCTTATAGACTTTGTTGTTAAACCAATTCATTTAATCAAGGAGGAGCAGGAAAATGACTAACACATTACAAGTAAGGCTATTATCAGAAAATGCTAGAATGCCCGAACGAAATCATAAGACGGATGCAGGTTATGACATATTCTCAGCTGAAACTGTCGTACTTGAGCCACAAGAAAAGGCAGTGATTAAAACAGATGTAGCTGTAAGCATACCAGAGGGCTATGTCGGGCTATTAACTAGCCGTAGTGGTGTAAGTAGTAAAACACATTTAGTGATTGAAACAGGCAAGATAGACGCCGGATATCACGGCAATTTAGGGATTAATATTAAGAATGATGAAGAACGTGATGGAATACCCTTTTTATATGATGATATAGACGCTGAATTAGAAGATGGATTAATAAGCATTTTAGATATAAAAGGTAACTATGTACAAGATGGAAGAGGCATAAGAAGAATTTACCAAATCAACAAAGGCGACAAACTAGCACAACTGGTTATCGTGCCTATATGGACACCTGAACTAAAGCAAGTGGAGGAATTCGAGAGTGTTTCAGAACGTGGAGCAAAAGGCTTCGGAAGTAGCGGAGTGTAAAGACATCTTAGATCGAGTCAAGGAGGTTTTGGGGAAGTGACACAATACTTAGTCACAACATTCAAAGATTCAACAGGACGTAAACATACACACATAACTAAAGCTAAGAGTAATCAAAGGTTTACAGTTGTTGAGGCAGAGAGTAAAGAAGAAGCGAAAGAGAAGTACGAGAAACAAGTTAAAAGGGATGCAGTTATTAAAGTGGGTCAGTTGTTTGAAAATATAAGGGAGTGTGGGAAATGATTAAAAAACTTAAAAATATGGATGGGTTCGACATCTTTATTGTTGGAATACTGTCATTATTCGGTATAACCGCATTGCTACTTGTTGTCGCATTGCCTATCTATACAGTGGCTAGTTACCAAAACAAAGAAGTACATCAAGGGACAATTACAGATAAATATAACAAAAGACAAGATAAAGAGGACAAATTCTATATTGTATTAGATGATAAACAAGTCATCGAAAACTCAGACTTATTCTTCAAAGGAAAGTTTGATAGCGCAGACATACAAGCTAGGTTAAAAGTAGGTGATAAAGTAAAAGTTAAGACGATTGGATATAGAATACACTTTTTAAATTTATATCCGGTCTTATACGAAGTAAAGAAGGTAGATAAAAAATGATTAAGCAAATACTAAGATTATTATTCTTACTAGCGATGTATGAGTTAGGTAAGTATGTAACTGAGCAAGTATATATTATGATGACGGCTAATGATGATGTAGAGGCGCCGAGTGATTACGTCTTTCGAGCGGAGGTAAGTGAGTGATGTGGATTACTATGACTATTGTATTTGCTATATTGCTATTAGTTTGTATCAGTATTAATAGTGATCGTGCAAGGGAGATACAAGCGCTCAGATATATGAATGATTATCTACTTGATGAAGTAGTTAAAACTAAAGGATACAACGGGTTAAAAGAATACAGGATTGAATTAAAGCGAATGAATAACGATATTAAAAAGTAATTTATATTATCGGAGGTATTGCATTGAATGATAAAGATTGAGAAACACGATATCAAAAAGCTTGAAGAATACATTCAGCACATCGATAACTATCGAAGAGAGTTGAAGATGCGAGAATATGAATTACTTGAAAGTCATGAACCAGATAATGCGGGAGCTGGCAAAAGTAATTTGCCGGGTAACCCGATTGAACGATGTGCAATAAAGAAGTTTAGTGATAACAGGTACAATACATTAAGAAATATAGTTAACGGTGTAGATAGATTGATAGATGAAAGTGATGAGGATACGCTTGAGTTATTAAGGTTTAGATATTGGGATTGTCCTATTGGTTGTTATGAATGGGAAGATATAGCACATTACTTTGGTACAAGTAAGACAAGTATATTACGTAGAAGGAATGCACTGATCGATAAGTTAGCAAAGTATATTGGTTATGTGTAGCGGACTTTTACCCTATGTAAGTCCGCATTAAAACAGTTTATTATGTTAGTATCAGATTAATATTTAAAGTTATTAAATGCTAATACGACGCATGAACAAGAGGCGCATCACTATGTGATGTGTCTTTTTATTTATGAGGTATGAACATGTTCAAACTAATAGTAAATACATTACTACACATCAAGTATAGATGCGTCTTGATACTACTTAAGTTATATAAGGTGAAACATTATGATGACTAAAGACGAACGCATACGATTCTATAAGTCTAAAGAATGGCAAACAACAAGAAAAAGAGTGCTAGAAAGAGATAATTATGAATGTCAACAATGTAAGAGAGACGGCAAGTTAACGACATATGACAAAAGCAAGCGTAAGTCGTTGGATGTAGATCATATATTATCGCTAGAACATCATCCGGAGTTTGCTCATGACTTAAACAATTTAGAAACACTGTGTATTAAATGTCACAACAAAAAAGAAAAGAGATTTATAAAAAAAGAAAATAAATGGAAAGACGAAAAATGGTAAATACCCCCGGGTCAAAAAAATCAAAAGCGATCAAAATACTTGGGGAACGGGCAGGGGCTCGACTTCGCGATAATTTTAAAAATCCATGTATAACCCCCCTCTTATAACCATTTTAAGGCAGGTGATGAAATGGAGATTATAGTTGATGAAAACTTAGTGCTTAAAGAAAAAGAAAGGCTGCAAGTATTATATAAAGACATACCTAGCAATAAATTAAAAGTAGTTGATGGTTTAATTATTCAAGCAGCAAGGCTACGTGTAATGCTTGATTACATGTGGGAAGACATAAAAGAAAAAGGTGACTATGATTTATTTACTCAATCTGAAAAGGCGCCACCATATGAAAGGGAAAGACCAGTAGCCAAACTATTTAATGCTAGAGATGCTGCATATCAAAAAATAATCAAACAATTATCGGATTTATTGCCCGAAGAGAAAGAAGACACAGAAACGCCATCTGATGATTACCTATGATTAGTAATAAATACGTTGATGAATATATAAATTTGTGGAAACAAGGAAAGATAATTTTAAATAAAGAAAGAATTGATCTCTTTAATTATCTACAAAAACATATATATTCACGAGATGATGTATATTTTGATGAACAGAAAATCGAGGATTGTATCAAATTTATTGAAAAATGGTATTTTCCAACATTACCATTTCAAAGGTTTATCATAGCTAATATATTTCTTATAGATAAAAATACAGATGAAGCTTTCTTTACAGAATTTGCTATTTTCATGGGACGTGGAGGCGGGAAAAACGGTCTAATAAGTGCTATTAGTGATTTTCTTTCTACGCCCTTACACGGAGTTAAAGAATATCACATCTCCATTGTTGCTAATAGTGAAGATCAAGCAAAAACATCGTTTGATGAAATCAGAACCGTTTTAATGGATAACAAACGAAATAAGACGGGTAAAACGCCAAAAGCTCCTTATGAAGTTAGTAAAGCAAAAATAATAAACCGTGCAACTAAATCGGTTATTCGATATAACACATCAAACACAAAAACCAAAGACGGTGGACGTGAGGGGTGTGTTATTTTTGATGAAATTCATTATTTCTTTGGTCCTGAAATGGTAAACGTCAAACGTGGTGGATTAGGTAAAAAGAAAAATAGAAGAACGTTTTATATAAGTACTGATGGTTTTGTTAGAGAGGGTTATATCGATGCAATGAAGCACAAAATTGCAAGTGTATTAAGTGGCAAGGTTAAAAATAGTAGATTGTTTGCTTTTTATTGTAAGTTAGACGATCCAAAAGAAGTTGATGACAGACAGACGTGGGAAAAGGCGAACCCAATGTTACATAAACCGTTATCAGAATACGCTAAAACACTGCTAAGTACGATTGAAGAAGAATATAACGATTTACCATTCAACCGTTCAAATAAGCCCGAATTCATGACTAAGCGAATGAATTTGCCTGAAGTTGACCTTGAAAAAGTAATAGCACCATGGAAAGAAATACTAGCGACTAATAGAGAGATACCAAATTTAGATAATCAAATGTGTATTGGTGGTTTAGACTTTGCAAACATTCGAGATTTTGCAAGTGTAGGGCTATTATTCCGAAAAAACGATGATTACATTTGGTTAGGACATTCGTTTGTAAGACAAGGGTTTTTGGATGATGTCAAATTAGAACCTCCTATTAAAGAATGGGAAAAAATGGGATTATTGACCATTGTCGATGATGATGTCATTGAAATTGAATATATAGTTGATTGGTTTTTAAAGGCTAGAGAAAAATATGGGCTTGAAAAAGTCATAGCTGATAATTATAGAACTGATATTGTAAGACGTGCGTTTGAGGATGCTGGCATAAAACTTGAAGTACTTAGAAATCCAAAAGCAATACATGGATTACTTGCACCACGTATCGATACAATGTTTGCGAAACATAACGTAATATATGGAGACAATCCTTTGATGCGTTGGTTTACTAATAATGTTGCAGTAAAGGTTAAACCCGATGGTAATAAAGAATATATTAAAAAAGATGAAAATAGAAGAAAAACCGATGGGTTCATGGCTTTTGTTCACGCATTATATAGAGCAGACGATATAGTAGACAAAGACATGTCTAAAGCGCTTGATGCATTAATGAGTATAGATTTCTAATAGAGGAGGTGAGACATGAGTATTCTAGAAAAGATATTTAAAACTAGGAAAGATATAACATATATGCTTGATTTAGATATGATAGAAGATCTATCACAACAAGCGTATGTGAAACGTTTAGCGATTGATAGTTGTATTGAATTTGTTGCGCGAGCTGTCGCTCAAAGTCATTTTAAAGTATTGGAAGGTAATAGAATTCAAAAGAATGATGTTTACTACAAGTTAAATATAAAACCAAATACTGACTTATCAAGCGATAGTTTTTGGCAACAAGTTATATATAAACTAATTTATGATAACGAGGTTTTAATCGTAGTAAGTGACAGCAAAGAATTACTTATCGCAGATAGCTTTTACAGAGAAGAGTACGCTTTGTATGATGATATATTCAAAGATGTAACGGTTAAAGATTATACTTATCAACGTACTTTCACAATGCAAGAGGTCATATATTTAAAGTACAACAACAATAAAGTGACACACTTTGTAGAAAGTCTATTCGAAGATTACGGGAAAATATTCGGAAGAATGATAGGTGCACAATTAAAAAACTATCAAATAAGAGGGATTTTGAAATCTGCCTCTAGCGCATATGACGAAAAGAATATAGAAAAATTACAAGCGTTCACAAATAAATTATTCAATACTTTTAATAAAAATCAACTAGCAATCGCGCCTTTGATAGAAGGTTTTGATTATGAGGAATTATCTAATGGTGGTAAGAATAGTAACATGCCTTTTTCTGAATTGAGTGAGCTAATGAGAGATGCAATAAAAAATGTTGCGTTGATGATTGGTATACCTCCAGGTTTGATTTACAGAGAAACAGCTGATTTGGAAAAAAACACGCTTGTATTTGAGAAGTTCTGTTTAACACCTTTATTAAAAAAGATTCAGAACGAATTAAACGCGAAACTCATAACACAAAGCATGTATTTGAAAGATACAAGAATAGAAATTGTCGGTGTGAATAAAAAAGACCCACTTCAATATGCTGAAGCAATTGACAAACTTGTAAGTTCTGGTTCATTTACAAGGAATGAGGTGCGGATTATGTTAGGTGAAGAACCATCAGACAATCCTGAATTAGACGAATACCTGATTACTAAAAACTACGAAAAAGCTAACAGTGGTGAAAATGATGAAAAAGAAAAAGATGAAAACACTTTGAAAGGTGGTGATGAAGATGAAAGCGGAGATTAAAGGCGTCATCGTTTCCAACGAAGATAAATGGGTTTACGAAATGCTTGGTATGGATTCGACTTGTCCTAAAGATGTTTTAACACAACTAGAATTTAGTGATGAAGATGTTGATATTATAATTAACTCAAATGGTGGTAACCTAGTAGCTGGTAGTGAAATATATACACATTTAAGAGCTCATAAAGGCAAAGTGAATGTTCGTATCACAGCAATAGCAGCAAGTGCGGCATCGCTTATCGCAATGGCTGGTGACCACATCGAAATGAGTCCGGTTGCTAGAATGATGATTCACAATCCTTCAAGTATTGCGCAAGGAGAAGCGAAAGATCTAAATCATGCTGCAGAAACATTAGAACATGTTGGTCAAATAATGGCTGAGGCATATGCGGTTAGAGCTGGTAAAAACAAACAAGAACTTGTAGAAATGATGGCTAGGGAAACGTGGCTAAATGCTGATGAAGCCATTGAACAAGGTTTTGCGGATAGTAAAATGTTTGAAAACGACAATATGCAAATTGTAGCAAGCAATACACAAGTGTTATCGAAAGATGTATTAAATCGTGTAACAGCTTTGGTAAGTAAAACGCCAGAGGTTAACATTGATATTGACGCAATAGCAAATAAAGTAATTGAAAAAATAAATATGAAAGAAAAGGAATCAGAAATCGATGTTGCAGATAGTAAAGTATCAGCAAATGGATTTTCAAGATTCCTTTTTTAATACAAAAAATAGGAGGTCATAAAATGACTATAAATTTATCGGAAACATTCGCAAATGCGAAAAACGAATTTATTAATGCAGTAAACAACGGTGAACCGCAAGAAAGACAAAATGAATTGTACGGTGACATGATTAACCAACTATTTGAAGAAACTAAATTACAAGCAAAAGCAGAAGCTGAAAGAGTTTCTAGTTTACCTAAATCAGCACAATCTTTGAGTGCAAACCAAAGAAGTTTCTTCATGGATATCAATAAAAACGTTAACTATAAAGAAGAAAAACTTTTGCCAGAAGAAACAATTGATAGAATTTTTGAAGATTTGACGACGAATCATCCGTTATTAGCTGATTTAGGTATTAAAAACGCTGGTTTGCGTTTGAAGTTCTTAAAATCTGAAACTTCTGGCGTAGCCGTTTGGGGTAAAATCTATGGTGAAATTAAAGGTCAATTAGATGCTGCGTTCAGTGAAGAAACAGCAATTCAAAATAAATTGACAGCGTTTGTTGTTTTACCAAAAGATTTAAATGATTTTGGTCCTGCGTGGATTGAAAGATTTGTTCGTGTTCAAATCGAAGAAGCATTTGCAGTGGCGCTTGAAACTGCGTTCTTAAAAGGTACTGGTAAAGACCAACCAATCGGCTTAAACCGTCAAGTACAAAAAGGTGTATCGGTAACTGAGGGTGCTTATCCAGAGAAAGAAGAACAAGGTACGCTTACATTTGCTAATCCGCGCGCTACGGTTAATGAATTGACGCAAGTGTTTAAATACCACTCAACTAACGAGAAAGGTAAATCAGTAGCGGTTAAAGGTAATGTAACAATGGTTGTTAATCCGTCCGATGCTTTTGAGGTTCAAGCACAGTATACACATTTAAATGCAAATGGCGTATATGTTACTGCTTTACCATTTAATTTGAATGTTATCGAGTCTACAGTCCAAGAAGCAGGTAAGGTTTTAACGTACGTTAAAGGTTTATATGATGGTTATTTAGCTGGTGGTATTAATGTTCAGAAATTTAAAGAAACACTTGCGTTAGATGATATGGATTTATACACTGCAAAACAATTTGCTTACGGCAAAGCGAAAGATAATAAAGTTGCTGCTGTTTGGAAATTAGATTTAAAAGGACATAAGCCAGCTTTAGAAGGTACCGAAGAAACACTATAAAATTTTATGAGGTGATAAAATGGTGAAATTTAAAGTTGTTAGAGCTTTTAAAGACATAGAGCACAATCAACACAAGTACAAAGTAGGGGAGTTGTATCCAGCTGAAGGGTATAACAATCCTCGTGTTGAATTGTTGACAAATCAAATCAAAAATAAGTACGACAAAGTTTATATCGTACCTTTAGATAAGCTGACAAAACAAGAATTATTAGAACTATGCGAATCATTACAAAAAAAAGCGTCTAGTTCAATGGTTAAAAGTGAAATCGTCGACTTATTGAATGGTGAAGACAATGACGATTGATGATTTGCTTGTCAAATTTAAATCACTTGAAAAGATTGACCATAATTCAGAGGATGAGTACTTAAAGCAGTTGTTAAAAATGTCGTACGAGCGTATAAAAAATCAGTGCGGAGTTTTTGAATTAGAGAATTTAATAGGTCAAGAATTGATACTTATACGCGCTAGATATGCTTATCAAGATTTATTAGAACACTTCAACGATAATTACAGACCTGAAATAATAGATTTTTCGTTATCTCTAATGGAGGTATCAGAAGATGAAGAAAGTGTTTAAAAAACCTAGAATTACAACTAAACGTTTAAATACTCGTGTTCATTTTTATAAGTATACTGAAAATAATGGTCCAGAAGCTGGAGAAAAAGAAGAAAAATTATTATATAGCTGTTGGGCGAGTATTGATGGTGTCTGGTTACGTGAATTAGAACAAGCTATCTCAAACGGAACCCAAAATGACATTAAATTGTATATTCGTGATCCGCAAGGTGATTATTTACCCAGTGAAGAACATTATCTTGAAATTGAATCAAGATATTTCAAAAATCGTTTGAATATAAAGCAAGTATCACCAGATTTGGATAATAAAGACTTTATTATGATTCGTGGAGGATATAGTTCATGAGTGTGAAAGTGATAGGTGATAAAGCATTAGAAAGAGAATTAGAAAAACGTTTTGGCATAAAAGAGATGGTAAAAGTTCAAGATAAGGCGTTAATAGCTGGTGCTAAGGTAATTGTTGAAGAAGTAAAAAACAACTAAAGCCCTCAAAAGATACGGGAGCATTAATTAATGAGGTAAGTTTTAGTAAACCTGAATGGATAAACGGAAAACGTACAATTACTGTTCATTGGCGAGGTTCTAAAGACCGTTATAAAATCGTACATTTAATTGAATATGGACACGTTCAAAAAGGAACAGGTAAATTTATCAAACCTAAAGCTATGGGCGGTGTTAATAGAGCAATAAGACAAGGGCAAAATAAGTATTTTGAGACGCTAAAAAGGGAGTTGAAAAAATTGTGATTGATATTTTGTACAAAGTTCATGAAGTGATTAGTCAAGACAGAATTATTAGAGAGCACGTAAATATCAATAATATTAAGTTCAATAAATACCCTAATGTAAAAGATACTGATGTACCTTTTATTGTTATTGACGATATCGACGACCCAATACCTACAACTTATACTGACGGAGATGAGTGTGCATATAGTTATATTGTCCAAATAGATGTTTTTGTTAAGTACAATGATGAATATAATGCGAGAATCATAAGAAATAAGATATCTAATCGCATTCAAAAGTTATTATGGTCTGAACTAAAAATGGGAAATGTTTCAAATGGAAAACCGGAATATATAGAAGAATTTAAAACATATAGAAGCTCTCGCGTTTACGAGGGCATTTTTTATAAGGAGGAAAATTAAATGGCAGTAAAACATGCAAGTGCGCCAAAGGCGTATATTAACATTACTGGTTTAGGTTTCGCTAAATTAACGAAAGAAGGCGCGGAATTAAAATATAGTGATATTACAAAAACAAGAGGATTACAAAAAATTGGTGTTGAAACTGGAGGAGACTTGAAAACAGCATATGCTGATGGTGGTCCAATCGAATCAGGGAACACAGACGGAGAAGGTAAAATTTCGTTACAAATGCATGCTTTCCCTAAAGAGATTCGCAAAATAGTATTCAATGAAGAGTATGATGAAGACGGTGTTTATAAAGAAACTCAAGGTAAACAAAACAACTATGTAGCAATTTGGTTCAGACAAGAGCGTCGAGACGGCACATTTAGAACGGTTTTATTACCTAAAGTCATGTTTACAAATCCTAAAATCGATGGAGAAACGGCTGAGAAAGATTGGGATTTCTCAAGTGAAGAGGTTGAAGGTGAGGCACTTTTCCCTTTAGTTGATAATAAAAAGTCAGTACGTAAGTATATCTTTGATTCAGCTAACATGACAAATCATGATGGAGACGGTGAAAAAGGCGAAGAGGCTTTCTTAAAGAAAATTTTAGGCGAAGAATATACTGGAAACGTGACAGAGGGTAACGAAGAAACTTTGTAACAAAACCGGCTTCATCGGAAACTGCGGTAAAGTCGGTTAATATACCAGATAGCATTAAAACACTTAAAGTTGGCGACACATACGATTTAAATGTTGTAGTAGAGCCATCTAATCAAAGTAAGTTATTGAAATACACAACAGATCAAACGAATATTGTATCAATCAATAGTGATGGTCAAGTTACTGCGGAAGCACAAGGCATTGCTACGGTTAAAGCAACAGTTGGTAATATGAGTGACACTATAACAATAAATGTAGAAGCATAAGAGGGGGCAACCCCTCTATTTTATTTGAAAATAAGGAGAGTATTATAAAATGGCAAAATTAAAACGTAACATTATTCAATTAGTAGAAGACCCGAAAGCAAATGAAATTAAATTACAAACGTACTTAACACCACACTTCATTTCATTTGAAATTGTATACGAAGCAATGGATTTAATCGATGATATTGAGGACGAAAATAGCACGATGAAACCAAGAGAAATCGCTGACAGATTGATGGATATGGTTGTAAAAATTTACGATAACCAATTCACAGTTAAAGACCTAAAAGAACGTATGCATGCACCTGATGGAATGAATGCACTTCGTGAACAAGTGATTTTCATTACTCAAGGTCAGCAAACTGAGGAAACTAGAAATTTTATCCAGAACATGAAATAAAGCCTGAAGATTTAACATATAAAGCAATGTTGAAAAATATGGATACTCTCATGATGGACTTAATTGAAAATGGTAAAGACGCTAACGAAGTTTTAAAAATGCCATTTCATTATGTACTTTCCATATATCAAAATAAAAACAATGACATTTCTGAAGAAAAAGCAGAGGCTTTAATTGATGCGTTTTAACCTTAACCGTTTGGTTAGGGTTATTTTTTTGAACTTTTTTAGAAAGGAGGTAAAAAATGGGAGAAAGAATAAAAGGTTTATCTATAGGTTTGGATTTAGATGCAGCAAATTTAAATAGATCATTTGCAGAAATCAAACGAAACTTTAAAACTTTAAATTCTGACTTAAAATTAACCGGTAACAACTTCAAATATACCGAAAAATCAACTCATAGTTACAAACAAAGGATTAAAGAACTTGATGGAACTATCACAGGTTATAAGAAAAACGTTGATGATTTAGCCAAGCAATATGGCAAGGTATCTCAAGAACAGGGCGAAAACAGCGCGGAAGCTCAAAAATTACGACAAGAATATAACAAACAAGCAAATGAGCTGAATTTTTTAGAAAAAGAACTAGAAAAAACAACAACTGAGTTTGAAGAGTTCAAAAAAGCTCAAGTTGAAGCTCAAAGAATGGCAGAAAGTGGCTGGGGAAAAACCAGTAAAGTTTTTGAAAGTATGGGACCTAAATTAACAAAAATGGGTGATGGTTTAAAATCCATTGGTAAAGGTTTGATGATTGGTGTAACTGCACCTGTTTTAGGTATTGCAGCAGCATCAGGAAAAGCTTTTGCAGAAGTTGATAAAGGTTTAGATACAGTTACCCAAGCAACAGGAGCAACCGGCGGAGAGCTTAAGAAGTTGCAGAATTCATTTAAAGATGTTTATGGCAACTTTCCAGCAGACGCTGAGACTGTAGGCGGTGTTTTAGGGGAAGTTAACACAAGGTTAGGTTTCACTGGCAAAGAACTTGAGAGTGCCACAGAGTCATTCTTGAAATTTAGTCACATAACAGGTTCTGACGGCGTACAAGCCGTTCAATTAATTACGCGTGCAATGGGTGATGCAGGTATTGAAGCTGATGAGTATCAAAGTGTACTTGATATGGTAGCGAAAGCAGCACAGGCTAGCGGTATAAGTGTTGATACATTAGCTGATAGCATTACTAAATACGGTGCTCCAATGAGGGCTATGGGCTTTGAGATGAAAGAATCAATCGCTTTATTCTCTCAATGGGAGAAATCAGGTGTTAATACTGAAATAGCCTTCAGTGGTTTGAAAAAAGCTATATCCAATTGGGGTAAAGCGGGTAAAGACCCAAGAGAAGAATTTAAGAAGACATTAGCAGAAATTGAAAGGACACCGGATATAGCTAGCGCAACAAGTTTAGCGATTGAAGCATTTGGTGCAAAAGCAGGTCCTGATTTAGCAGATGCTATTAAAGGCGGTCGCTTTAGTTACCAAGAGTTCTTAAAAACTATCGAAGATTCGCAAGGAACGGTCAATCAGACATTTAAAGATTCTGAAAGTGGCTCCGAAAGATTTAAAGTAGCAATGAATAAACTTAAATTAGTAGGTGCTGATGTATGGGCTTCTATTGAAAGTGCGTTTGCTCCAGTCATGGAAGAATTAATCAAAAAGCTATCTGTAGCAGTTGATTGGTTTTCAAGTTTAAGTGATGGATCTAAAAGGTCGATTGTTATATTCGGTGGTATTGCTGCTGCAATTGGTCCTGTAGTTTTTGGATTAGGTGCATTCATAAGCACAATTGGCAACGCAGTAACTGTATTAGCTCCATTATTAGCTAGTATTGTAAAGGCTGGCGGATTGATTAGTTTTTTATCAACTAAAGTGCCTATTTTAGGAACAGTCTTCACAGCATTAACTGGTCCAATTGGTATCGTGTTAGGTGTACTGGCTGGTTTAGCAGTCGCATTTACAATAGCTTATAAGAAATCTGAAACATTCAGAAATTTTGTTAATGGTGCAATTAACAGTGTTAAACAAACGTTTAGTAATTTCATTCAATTTATCCAACCTTTCATTGATTCCGTTAAAAACGTCTTTAAACAAGCGGTTTCAGCAATCGTTGATTTCGCTAAAGATATTTGGAGTCAAATTAATGGATTCTTTAATGAAAACGGAATTTCTATTGTTCAAGCGCTTCAAAATATATGCAATTTTATCAAAGCTATATTTGAATTTATCTTAAATTTTGTAATTAAACCAATCATGTTTGCGATTTGGCAAGTGATGCAATTTATTTGGCCGGCGGTTAAAGCCTTGATTGTCAGTACTTGGGAGAATATAAAAGGAGTAATACAAGGTGCTTTAAATATCATACTTGGCTTTATTAAGTTCTTTTCAAGTTTATTCACTGGTAATTGGCGAGGTGTTTGGGACGGTATTGTGATGATACTAAAAGGCACTGTGCAGTTAATTTGGAATTTAATACAACTGTGGTTTGTAGGTAAGATTCTAGGTGTTGTTAGATACTTTGGTGGATTGCTTAAAGGTTTAATATCCGGTATCTGGGGTGTTATCAAAGGTATTTTCACAAAATCATTATCTGCAATTTGGAATGCAACGAAAAGTATTTTTGGTTTCTTATACAATAGTGTTAAATCTATTTTCACTAATATGAAAAACTGGTTATCTAGTACGTGGAATAATATCAAAAGCAATACCGTCGGCAAGGCTCATTCGTTATTTACGGGTGTAAGGTCTAAATTCACAAGTTTATGGAATGCGACGAAAGATATATTTACTAAATTAAGAAATTGGATGTCAAACATCTGGAACTCTATTAAAGATAACACGGTAGGTATAGCGGGTCGCTTATGGGATAGAGTGCGTAACATCTTTGGAAGCATGCGTGACGGTTTAAAATCTATCATTAGTAAAATTAAAGATCATATCGGTGGTATGGTAGACGCTGTTAAAAGAGGTCTTAATAAATTAATTGAAGGTTTAAACTGGGTCGGTGGTAAGTTGGGTATGGACAAAATACCGAAGTTACACACTGGTACTGAACATACACATACTACTACAAGATTAGTTAAGAACGGTAAGATTGCACGTGACACATTCGCTACAGTTGGGGATAAGGGACGCGGAAATGGTCCAAATGGTTTCAGAAATGAAATGATTGAATTCCCTAATGGTAAACGTGTAATCACACCAAATACAGATACTACGGCTTATTTACCTAAAGGCTCAAAAGTATACAACGGGGCACAAACTTATTCAATGTTAAACGGAACGCTTCCGAGATTTAGTTTAGGTACTATGTGGAAAGATATTAAATCTGGTGCATCATCGGCATTTAACTGGACAAAAGATAAAATAGGTAAAGGTACCAAATGGCTTGGCGATAAAGTTGGCGATGTTTTAGATTTTATGGAAAATCCAGGCAAACTTTTAAATTATATACTTGAAGCTTTTGGAATTGATTTCAATTCTTTAACTAAAGGTATGGGAATTGCAGGCGACATAACAAAAGCTGCATGGTCTAAGATTAAGAAAAGTGCTACTGATTGGATAAAAGAAAATTTAGAAGCTATGGGCGGTGGCGATTTAGTCGGTGGAATATTAGACCCTGACAAAATTAATTATCATTATGGACGTACCGCAGCTTATACCGCTGCAACCGGAAGACCATTTCATGAAGGTGTCGATTTTCCATTTGTATATCAAGAAGTTAGAACGCCGATGGGTGGCAGACTTACAAGAATGCCATTTATGTCTGGTGGTTATGGTAATTATGTAAAAATTACTAGTGGCGTTATCGATATGCTATTTGCGCATTTGAAAAACTTTAGCAAATCACCACCTAGTGGCACGATGGTAAAGCCCGGTGATGTTGTTGGTTTAACTGGTAATACCGGATTTAGTACAGGACCACATTTACATTTTGAAATGAGGAGAAATGGAAGACATTTTGACCCTGAACCATATTTAAGGAATGCTAAGAAAAAAGGTAGGTTATCAATTGGTGGCGGTGGCGCTACTTCTGGAAGTGGTGCAACTTATGCCAGCCGAGTAATCCGACAAGCACAAAGTATTTTAGGAGGACGTTATAAAGGTAAGTGGATTCATGACCAGATGATGCGAGTTGCAAAGCGCGAAAGTAACTATCAATCAAATGCAGTGAATAATTGGGACATTAATGCTCAAAGAGGAGACCCGTCTAGAGGATTATTCCAAATTATCGGCTCAACTTTTAGAGCTAACGCTAAACGAGGGTACACTAATTATAATAATCCAGTACATCAAGGTATCTCAGCAATGCAGTACATTGTTAGACGATATGGTTGGGGTGGTTTTAAACGTGCTGGTGATTACGCATATGCTACAGGTGGAAAAGTTTTTGATGGTTGGTATAACTTAGGTGAAGACGGTCATCCAGAATGGATTATTCCAACAGATCCAGCTCGTAGAAATGATGCAATGAAGATTTTGCATTATGCAGCAGCAGAAGTAAGAGGGAAAAAAGCGAGTAAAAATAAGCGTCCTAGCCAATTATCAGACTTAAACGGGTTTGATGATCCTAGCTTATTATTGAAAATGATTGAACAACAGCAACAACAAATAGCTTTATTACTGAAAATAGCACAATCTAACGATGTGATTGCAGATAAAGATTATCAGCCGATTATTGACGAATACGCTTTTGATAAAAAGGTGAACGCGTCTATAGAAAAGCGAGAAAGGCAAGAATCAACAAAAGTAAAGTTTAGAAAAGGAGGAATTGCTATTCAATGATAGACACTATTAAAGTGAACAACAAAACAATTCCTTGGTTGTATGTCGAAAGAGGGTTTGAAATACCCTCTTTTAATTATGTTTTAAAAACAGAAAATGTAGATGGACGTTCGGGGTCTATATATAAAGGGCGTAGGCTTGAATCTTATAGTTTTGATATACCTTTGGTGGTACGTAATGACTATTTATCTCACAACGGTATTAAAACACATGATGACGTCTTGAATGAATTAGTAAAGTTTTTTAACTACGAGGAACAAGTTAAATTACAATTTAAATCTAAAGATTGGTACTGGAACGCTTATTTTGAAGGACCAATAAAGCTGCACAAAGAATTTACAATACCTGTTAAGTTCACTATCAAAGTAGTACTAACAGACCCTTACAAATATTCAGTAACAGGAAATAAAAATACTGCGATTTCAGACCAAGTTTCAGTTGTAAATAGTGGGACTGCTGACACTCCTTTAATTGTTGAAGCCCGAGCAATTAAATCATCTAGTTACTTTATGATCACTAAAAATGATGAAGATTATTTTATGGTTGGTGATGATGAGGTAACCAAAGAAGTTAAGGATTACATGCCTCCTGTTTATCATAGTGAGTTTCGTGATTTCAAAGGTTGGACTAAGATGATTACTGAAGATATTCCAAGTAATGATTTAGGTGGTAAGGTCGGCGGTGATTTTGTGATATCCAATCTTGGCGAAGGATATAAAGCAACTAATTTTCCTGATGCAAAAGGTTGGGTTGGTGCTGGCACGAAACGAGGGCTCCCTAAAGCGATGACAGATTTTCAAATTACCTATAAATGTATTGTTGAACAAAAAGGTAAAGGTGCCGGAAGAACAGCACAACATATTTATGATAGTGATGGTAAGTTACTTGCTTCTATTGGTTATGAAAATAAATATCATGATAGAAAAATAGGACATATTGTTGTTACGTTGTATAACCAAAAAGGAGACCCCAAAAAGATATACGACTATCAGAATAAACCGATAATGTATAACTTGGACAGAATCGTTGTTTATATGCGGCTCAGAAGAGTAGGTAATAAATTTTCTATTAAAACTTGGAAATTTGATCACATTAAAGACCCAGATAGACGTAAACCTATTGATATGGATGAGAAAGAGTGGATAGATGGCGGTAAGTTTTATCAGCGTCCAGCTTCTATCATAGCTATCTATAGTGCGAAGTATAACGGTTATAAGTGGATGGAGATGAATGGATTAGGTTCATTCAATACGGAGATTCTACCGAAACCGAAAGGCGCAAGGGATGTCATTATACAAAAAGGTGATTTAGTGAAAATAGATATGCAAGCAAAAAGTGTTGTCATCAATGAGGAACCAATGTTGAGCGAGAAATCGTTTGGAAGTAATTATTTCAATGTTGATTCTGGGTACAGTGAATTAATCATACAACCTGAAAACGTCTTTGATACGACGGTTAAATGGCAAGATAGATATTTATAGAAAGGAGATGAGAGTGTGATACATGTTTTAGATTTTAACGACAAGATTATAGATTTCCTTTCTACTGATGACCCTTCCTTAGTTAGAGCGATTCATAAACGTAATGTTAATGACAATTCAGAAATGCTTGAACTGCTCATATCATCAGAAAGAGCTGAAAAGTTCCGTAAACGACATCGTGTTATTATAAGGGATTCAAACAAACAATGGCGTGAATTTATTATTAACTGGGTTCAAGATACGATGGACGGCTACACAGAGATAGAATGTATAGCGTCTTATCTTGCTGATATAACAACAGCTAAACCGTATGCACCAGGAAAATTTGAGAAAAAGACAACTTCAGAAGCATTGAAAGATGTGTTGAGCGATACAGGTTGGGAAGTTTCTGAACAAACCGAATACGATGGCTTACGTACTACGTCATGGACTTCTTATCAAACTAGATATGAAGTTTTAAAGCAATTATGTACAACCTATAAAATGGTTTTAGATTTTTATATTGAGCTTAGCTCTAATACCGTCAAAGGTAGATATGTAGTACTCAAAAAGAAAAACAGCTTATTCAAAGGTAAAGAAATTGAATATGGTAAAGATTTAGTCGGGTTAACTAGGAAGATTGATATGTCAGAAATCAAAACAGCATTAATTGCTGTGGGACCTGAAAATGACAAAGGGAAGCGTTTAGAGCTAGTTGTGACAGATGACGAAGCGCAAAGTCAATTCAACCTACCTATGCGCTATATTTGGGGGATATATGAACCACAATCAGATGATCAAAATATGAATGAAACACGATTAAGTTCTTTAGCCAAAACAGAGTTAAATAAACGTAAGTCGGCAGTTATGTCATATGAGATTACTTCTACTGATTTGGAAGTTACGTATCCGCACGAGATTATATCAATTGGCGATACAGTCAGAGTAAAACATAGAGATTTTAACCCGCCATTGTATGTAGAGGCAGAAGTTATTGCTGAAGAATATAACATAATTTCAGAAAATAGCACATATACATTCGGTCAACCTAAAGAGTTCAAAGAATCAGAATTACGAGAAGAGTTTAACAAGCGATTAAACCTAATACACCAAAAATTAAACGACAATATTAGCAATATCAATACTATAGTAAAAGATATTGTAGATGGTGAATTAGAATACTTTGAACGCAAAATTCATAAAAGTGATACACCGCCAGAAAATCCAGTCAATGATACGCTTTGGTATGATACAAGTAACCCTGATGTTGCTGTCTTGCGTAGATATTGGAATGGTCGATGGATTGAAGCAACACCAAATGATGTTGAAAAATTAGGTGGTATAACAAGAGAGAAAGCGCTATTCAGTGAATTAAACAATATTTTTATTAATTTATCTATACAACACGCTAGTCTTTTGTCAGAAGCTACAGAATTACTGAATAGCGAGTACTTAGTAGATAATGATTTGAAAGCGGACTTACAAGCAAGTTTAGACGCTGTGATTGATGTTTATAATCAAATTAAAAATAATTTAGAATCTATGACACCCGAAACTGCAACGATTGGTCGGTTGGTAGATACAAAAACTTTATTTCTTGAGTATAGAAAGAAATTACAAGATGTTTATACAGATGTAGAAGATGTCAAAATCGCCATTTCAGATAGATTTAAATTATTACAGTCACAATACACTGATGAAAAATATAAAGAAGCGTTGGAAATAATAGCAACAAAATTTGGTTTAACGGTGAATGAAGATTTGCAGTTAGTCGGAGAACCTAATGTTGTTAAATCAGCTATTGAAGCAGCTAGAGAATCCACAAAAGAACAATTACGTGACTATGTAAAAACATCGGACTATAAAACAGACAAAGACGGTATTGTTGAACGTTTAGATACTGCTGAAGCTGAGAGAACGACTTTAAAAGGTGAAATCAAAGATAAAGTTACGTTAAACGAATATCGAAACGGATTGGAAGAACAAAAACAATATACTGATGACCAGTTAAGTGATTTGTCCAATAATCCTGAGATTAAAGCAAGTATTGAACAAGCAAATCAAGAAGCGCAAGAAGCTTTAAAATCATACATTGATGCTCAAGATGATCTTAAAGAGAAGGAATCGCAAGCGTATGCTGATGGTAAAATTTCGGAAGAAGAGCAACGCGCTATACAAGATGCTCAAGCTAAACTTGAAGAGGCAAAACAAAACGCAGAACTAAAGGCTAGAAACGCTGAAAAGAAAGCTAATGTTTATACAGACAACAAGGTCAAAGAAAGCACAGATGCACAGAGGAAAACATTGACTCGCTATGGTTCTCAAATTATACAAAATGGTAAGGAAATCAAATTAAGAACTACTAAAGAAGAGTTTAATGCAACCAATCGTACACTTTCAAATATATTAAACGAGATTGTTCAAAACGTTACAGATGGAACAACAATCAGATATGATGATAACGGAGTGGCTCAAGCTTTGAATGTGGGGCCACGTGGTATTAGATTAAATGCTGATAAAATTGATATTAACGGTAATAGAGAAATAAACCTTCTTATCCAAAATATGCGAGATAAAGTAGATAAAACCGATATTGTCAACAGCCTTAATTTATCAAGAGAGGGCCTTGATATCAATGTTAATAGAATTGGAATTAAAGGCGGTGACAATAACAGATATGTTCAAATACAGAATGATTCTATTGAACTAGGTGGTATTGTGCAACGTACTTGGAGAGGGAAACGTTCAACAGACGATATTTTTACGCGACTGAAAGACGGTCACCTAAGATTTAGAAATAACACCGCTGGCGGTTCACTTTATATGTCACATTTTGGTATTTCGACTTATATTGATGGTGAAGGTGAAGACGGTGGTTCATCTGGTACGATTCAATGGTGGGATAAAACTTACAGTGATAGTGGCATGAATGGTATAACAATCAATTCCTATGGTGGTGTCGTTGCACTAACGTCAGATAATAATCGGGTTGTTCTGGAGTCTTACGCTTCATCGAATATCAAAAGCAAACAGGCACCGGTGTATTTATATCCAAACACAGACAAAGTGCCTGGATTAAACCGATTTGCATTCACGCTGTCTAATGCAGATAATGCTTATTCGAGTGACGGTTATATTATGTTTGGTTCTGATGAGAACTATGATTACGGTGCGGGTATCAGGTTTTCTAAAGAAAGAAATAAAGGTCTTGTTCAAATTGTTAATGGACGATATGCAACAGGTGGAGATACAACAATCGAAGCAGGGTATGGCAAATTTAATATGCTGAAACGACGTGATGGTAATAGGTATATTCATATACAGAGTACAGACCTACTGTCTGTAGGTTCAGATGATGCAGGAGATAGGATAGCTTCTAACTCAATTTATAGACGTACTTATTCGGCCGCAGCTAATTTGCATATTACTTCTGCTGGCACAATTGGGCGTTCGACATCAGCGCGTAAATACAAGTTATCTATCGAAAATCAATATAACGATAGAGATGAACAACTGGAACATTCAAAAGCTATTCTTAACTTACCTATTAGAACGTGGTTTGATAAAGCTGAGTCTGAAATTTTAGCTAGAGAGCTGAGAGAAGATAGAAAATTATCGGAAGACACCTATAAACTTGATAGATACGTAGGTTTGATTGCTGAAGAGGTGGAGAATTTAGGATTAAAAGAGTTTGTCACGTATGATGACAAAGGAGAAATTGAAGGTATAGCGTATGATCGTCTATGGATTCATCTTATCCCTGTTATCAAAGAACAACAACTAAGAATCAAGAAATTGGAGGAGTCAAAGAATGCAGGATAACAAACAAGGATTACAAGCTAATCCTGAATATACAATTCATTATTTATCACAGGAAATTATGAGGTTAACACAAGAAAACGCGATGTTAAAAGCGTATATACAAGAAAATAAAGAAAATCAACAATGTGCTGAGGAAGAGTAATCCTTAGCACTATTTTTATACAAAAATTTAAGGAGGTCATTTAATTATGGCAAAAGAAATTATCAACAATACAGAAAGGTTTATTTTAGTACAAATCGACAAAGAAGGTACAGAACGTGTAGTATATCAAGATTTCACAGGAAGTTTTACAACTTCTGAAATGGTTAACCATGCTCAAGATTTTAAATCTGAAGAAAACGCTAAGAAAATTGCGGAGACGTTAAATTTGTTATATCAATTAACTAACAAAAAACAACGTGTGAAAGTAGTGAAAGAAGTTGTGGATAGAACTGACTTGTCATCTGATAAAACAGTTGATAGCGAAACAATGTAGCTATACTAAGCTATGAGCATTACGCTCATAGCTTTCTTAGAAAGTAGGTGTAGTTTTGGATGATATTCAGAAAATAAAAAAAGAGCTTTCTGAATTAGTTGAACGTGTGGATGATGTTGAAATACTAGCAAATGAAACAGCTGATCATGTGCTTGAACTTAGAGAGGAACATAAGCAACATCATAATGAACTAAGAGAATCTCATAAAGAACTTAAAGATAAGCAAGATAAAGTTGTAGATGAGAATTTAGAGCAAACAAAGATATTAAACAGAATTGAAGAAAGATATCAAACGCAAGTAGATGTTGCGCAAAAAAACGAAGAAAAGACACTCGCCCAAAATAAATGGCTCGTAGGTGCCATATGGGCGCTTGTAACAATTGTTATGATTGCAGTCATTACTGCATCAATTACTGCGTTATTACCTTAAGGGAGGTGGACAAAATGAGTTGGGCAAGATGGTTGTCATGTTATTTGTATGGTCGTAAATGTAAATAATGTTTTTGGTCAGTGCTTCGGCACTGGCTTTTTATTTTGATTGAAAAGAGTTACGTACATTGTATTACACAGCTCAAAAGACAGGAAGCATACTGCAAGTGAAGTTGGGAAGTGTTGTCAATACCAAGTAAGTAAGATATCTGAAATGTATAATAGAGTAAAAATGAAATCTTTTTATTATATTATAGACAAGTATAAAAAGGTATAGTAATATATGTATGTATAAGTAAATAATGATAATTCTATAATTATTGTATATAACTAATAATTACTTCGACAAAAATAATCTATTATCCAAATATTTTAGATAATAAAAAGTTTGTATGGAATTATGCTTTAGAGGTGAGCAAAATGAAAAAAACAGCATTTATACTACTTTTATTCATTGCCCTAACGTGGACAACAAGTCCACTTGTAAATGGTAGCGAGAAAAGCGAAGAAATAAATGAAAAAGATTTGCGAAAAAAGTCTGAATTGCAGGGAGCAGCTTTAGGCAATCTTAAACAAATCTATTATTACAATGAAAAAGCTAAAACTGAAAATAAAGAGAGTCACGATCAATTTTTACAGCATACTATATTGTTTAAAGGCTTTTTTACAAATCATTCATGGTATAACGATTTATTAGTAGATTTTGATTCAAAGGATATTGTTGATAAATATAAAGGGAAAAAAGTAGACTTATATGGTGCTTATTATGGTTATCAATGTGCGGGTGGTACACCAAACAAAACAGCTTGCATGTATGGTGGTGTAACGTTACATGATAATAATCGATTGACCGAAGAGAAAAAAGTGCCAATCAATTTATGGCTAGACGGTAAACAAAATACAGTACCTTTGGAAACGGTTAAAACGAATAAGAAAAATGTAACTGTTCAGGAGTTGGATCTTCAAGCAAGACGTTATTTACAGGAAAAATATAATTTATATAACTCTGATGTTTTTGATGGGAAGGTTCAGAGGGGATTAATCGTGTTTCATACTTCTACAGAACCTTCGGTTAATTACGATTTATTTGGTGCTCAAGGACAGAATTCAAATACACTATTAAGAATATATAGAGATAATAAAACGATTAACTCTGAAAACATGCATATTGATATATATTTATATACAAGTTAAACATGGTAGTTTTGAACACGTAATGTTCAGATTATTATGAACCGAGAATAATCTGAAAGTTTACAAGCAGTAAAAAAAGTATATGTGCTATAATATGCTTTGAGCAAGTTGGATAGATGGTGGCTATCTGAGTATAAGGAGGTGGTGCCTATGGTGGCATTACTGAAATCTTTAGAAAGGAGACGCCTAATGATTACAATTAGTACCATGTTGCAGTTTGGTTTATTCCTTATTGCATTGATAGGTCTAGTAATCAAGCTTATTGAATTAAGCAATAAAAAATAACCATCGCTAACTTTGGCTGGTTTCGATGGTTAAATGGTTATTAATTTAATCTTTAATCTAAAATAGCCACCGTCTTTTTAACGGGCTCATTAGGGTAACATGTTTGCGCATGTTGCCCTTTTTCTATATATAAATTAACACACCATAATATAAATATCAAATAGACGGCTTATTAGTCGTCTTTTTATTTTGGATAAAAGGAGATAAGAATATGATTAATTGGAAAATTAGAATGAAACAAAAATCATTTTGGGTAGCGATATTGTCAGCTATCTTTTTATTTGCTCAAAACATCGCAAAAGCTATTGGGTATGATATCCAAGTTTATACAGAGCAATTAACAGACGGTTTAAACGCTATATTAGGATTTTTAGTATTAACTGGTGTGATTCAAGACCCGACTACTAAAGGTATAGGTGATAGCCACCAAGCTTTAGAATATGAAGAACCAAGAAGAAAATACTAGGAGGTAAAATAATGAAAACATACAGTGAAGCAAGAGCAAGGTTACGTTGGTATCAAGGTAGATATATTGATTTTGACGGTTGGTATGGTTACCAATGTGCAGATTTAGCAGTTGATTACATTTATTGGTTGTTAGAAATTAGAATGTGGGGAAATGCAAAAGATGCAATCAATAACGATTTTAAAAACATGGCAACAGTATATGAAAACACACCATCGTTTGTTCCACAAATAGGTGATGTGGCTGTATTTACCAAAGGAATATATAAACAATACGGTCATATTGGTTTAGTGTTTAATGGTGGTAATACAAATCAATTTTTAATTTTGGAACAGAACTATGACGGTAACGCAAATACGCCTGCAAAGTTACGTTGGGATAATTATTACGGCTGTACTCACTTTATTAGACCTAAGTATAAAAGTGAGGGCTTAATGAATAAGATCACAAATAAAGTTAAACCACCTGCTCAAAAAGCAGTCGGTAAATCTGCAAGTAAAATAACAGTTGGAAGTAAAGCGCCTTATAACCTTAAATGGTCAAAAGGTGCTTATTTTAATGCGAAAATCGACGGCTTAGGTGCTACTTCAGCCACTAGATACGGTGATAATCGTACTAACTATAGATTCGATGTTGGACAGGCTGTATACGCGCCTGGAACATTAATATATGTGTTTGAAATTATAGATGGTTGGTGTCGCATTTATTGGAACAATCATAATGAGTGGATATGGCATGAGAGATTGATTGTGAAAGAAGTGTTTTAATTCTTAGGTTAAAATGTTAAATATTTGTTAATTATTTTTTTAATGTAATTTTAGTTTCTTTTAATATTTTATTGATTTTTAATATTTTCTCAATATAAAATGAAGTTGTTGATATTTATCATCTTAAATAAGGGTGTTAGCTATAAAAAGAGATAAATAAAAACAAATATATTATATTTGGAGGAAGCGCCATGCTCAAAAGAGGTTTATTATTTTTAACTGTTTTATTGTTATTATTCTCATTTTCTTCAATTACTAATGAGGTAAGTGCATCAAGTTCATTCGACAAAGGAAAATATAAAAAAGGCGATGACGCGAGTTATTTTGAACCAACAGGCCCGTATTTGATGGTAAATGTGACTGGAGTTGATGGTAAAGGAAATGAATTGCTATCCCCTCATTATGTCGAGTTTCCTATTAAACCTGGGACTACACTTACAAAAGAAAAAATTGAATACTATGTCGAATGGGCATTAGATGCGACAGCATATAAAGAGTTTAGAGTAGTTGAATTAGATCCAAGCGCAAAGATCGAAGTCACTTATTATGATAAGAATAAGAAAAAAGAAGAAACGAAGTCTTTCCCTATAACAGAAAAAGGTTTTGTTGTCCCAGATTTATCAGAGCATATTAAAAACCCTGGATTCAACTTAATTACAAAGGTTATTATAGAAAAGAAATAAAACAAAATAGTTGTTTATTATAGAAAGCAATGTCTTGATTGAATATGTGTAGTGAAAATTATCTTTCATCAAATTCTCATTCATGCACGAATGGTTCTTCCCCACCTAATCAGATATTAGGTGACTTATGGGGAGAAATCAGTTAGGATGAAAAAGTGGATAATCCTTTTTTAGGCAGGTACTTCGGTACTTGCCTATTTTTTTATGTTATAATCTTTCTAGACGTATTCAAGGGACGTCTTTTTAGATTGTATGTTATAGCTAGCTTTCGGGCTAGTTTTTTGTTATGATGTGTTACACATGCATCAACTATTTACATCTATCCTTGTTCACCCAAGCATGTCACTGGGTGTTTTTTCTTATGATAGAGAGCATAGTTTTCATACTACTCCCTCGTAGTATATATGACTTTAGCATTCCCGTATAATAGTTTACGGGGTGCTTTTTATGTTATAATTAACTGTATATAGTAGGAGTGAACTATATAGCTTGTTAAGTGGCCTAGTAACCTAACACTTATCCTGCAATTGATATCCTTTTTGCCCTTCACTCGATACATATATCTCAACAACATAGAAATATTACAGTCGCTACACCGCATCTTAAATGGTGTGGTTATTTTTATTGGAAGTGTGTATCAGGTATCAGTAATGTTAAAACACCAGCTAAAAATGAAAAGAATTCACCAGTGCCAGCAGGTTATACACTCGATAAAAACAATGTACCGTATAAAAAAGAGACTGGTTATTACACAGTTGCCAATGTTAAAGGTAATAACGTGAGGGATGGCTATTCAACTAATTCAAGAATTACAGGTGTATTACCCAATAACGCAACTATCAAATATGACGGCGCATATTGCATTAATGGCTATAGATGGATTACTTATATTGCTAATAGTGGACAACGTCGTTATATAGCGACAGGAGAGGTAGACAAGGCAGGTAATAGAATAAGCAGTTTTGGTAAGTTTAGTGCAGTTTGATAATTAGATATATAAAGGTTTGGCAAGTTATGAAATGTCTGCCAAACCTTTATATAAAAAAGAAATATCTACCTTTTAATTTATGTAACTACTATTAGTATGCATATTCATTAGTTTTTCCAGGACCATTAATTACATAAGATGATTTAGACTCTCCTTTTTTAAAGAAGTATGTTTTATACATTTTACCTAGTAACTCAACATTTTTTCTATCTTCAGCAAGTGGTGTATTCAGATATACTGTATAGTAACCTTTATTTTCAGTTAAAATAACCATTTTTTCAAATTGAGCAGAATTTTTTGTGCCTTTCTTTAAATAATTTCTCAAACGTTCATCTAATTTTCCTAGCGTTGTAGGAAGACCACTATTTTTAAATGATTCTTTATAAGCTTTTTCTTTCTCTAACATTTTCTTATTTGATTCTATTTCTTCATTTGTAGGAAACGGTTCAAAAGTAAAAGCTTTCGCTGAATGATGGTGTGTACTGATTCCTGCCGTTAAAAAACTTAATGCTAAAACTGTTGTTGCTAATTTCTTTTTCATAATGATGTTAATTCTCCTTAAATTCTATATTTAAATTTATAGTTAGTTTTGCGAAATTCCTAAAATGAGTTTAATCTAATCGACGAAATATATTAATTAACTTGAAATTAATAAAAGATTAATTATTTTTAACTAAAAATTAAAATTCAATTAGTGTTTTGATGAATTTGGTCTCGATAAATTGAAATAATCTAAAAAAACGCTATAATTTTTCTATTAATAGTAATTAATATGTGCTATATTTATCTTAGACACAGCAATGTGTTCAAATTTTCATCTATTCATAAGCTAGCCTTCGGGCTAGTTTTTTTGTTCTATATATATTTGTTTTAATTAAATAAAATTAGATAATGCAATAGTAGCCATTTTATGTTAATATTACCTTGGGCGTTTTCAAGGAGCGCCTTTCATTTTTTATGTATTGCTCCCCTTCGGGCTAGTTTATTAAATTTATTTTTGCGCTTTCCAAATCAATGTATATGTGTTATATTGTTTATGGGAAGTAGGTAAGCATTTCGGTGCTTACCTTTTTTTGTTTTTCTATAAATACAATAAGGTATGTCAATTTGATAATTTATTAATTTTCATTTAATAAGAAGATCTATATAGTTAATGAATAATTAATGTACTTTTTTTAGTTAGTCATTAAAATAAATTAGTACTAATTACTAAGGAGAATAAAAAATGAAAATTAGAAAATCTATACTTGCGGGAACTTTAGCAATCGTTTTAGCATCACCACTAGTAACTAATCTAGATAAAAATGAGGCACAAGCTAGCACAAGCTTGCCAACATCGAATGAATATCAAAACGAAAAGTTAGCTAATGAATTAAAATCGTTATTAGATGAACTAAATGTTAATGAATTAGCTACTGGAAGTTTAAACACTTATTATAAGCGAACTATAAAAATTTCAGGTCAAAAAGCAATGTATGCTCTTAAGTCAAAAGACTTTAAGAAAATGTCAGAAGCAAAATATCAACTTCAAAAGATTTATAACGAAATTGACGAAGCACTAAAAAGTAAATATTAAAAAAACCACCCGTAAAAGGGTGGTTTTAATTTTCTAGATAATATAAAAGTGTTCATAAATAAAACAGTATAGGCAAACAATAAAGTATTGAAAAAAGTAAGTTTAATATGAAAATTGTTAAATGAACGACATCTTTTGTTTTTATAAATATCAAGAAAATAATCAAACTCAAAATAAATAACGTAACTGTAGTCATAGGCGTCCATACATAATCAGCATTAGTCATTAAGAATGGTGCAGCCATTATGAAAAAATTTATAATGCAGATGAAATAGACAATTAGACTATAAATTAGGTAAATAACAATACACACCCTTCATAAATAAATAATTTAAATCCTATATATTTTAACAAAAGTAACACACAGAAGTGTAGAAAATAAAAAATATTGGTAAATAAAATCAATAAGTTTAACCAATATGTTGCTCGCTTCATACCGTATATTGCAACAAAAATTCCGATTAAGAAAAATATAGCCCCTATGATAAAACAGAAATCCGATGCTGAATTATTAAAAAATGAGGTGTTTAGAGTTAGAAAATGAGTTAATGAGTTGACTATAACTAATAAGATATTAATTATATTTGTATGGTTCTTCACATGATACCTCCAAGTAAAAAAATCTAATTAATAAAGTGAATGCTTGATGAACAAGCAGTTATTCCAAACAGAATCAATAAGAAAAGTAGAATCAACATGCTAATGCCCCATAAACAACCCTTTTCACTTTCTCTATTATTAATTTCTTGACTTCTTTTAAAGATATTATTACTTTTACATTCTTTAGTTGTTTTAAATTTCACGTTTTTATTACTTCCTTTTGTCTAAAAGTTTACAATGAATTTTTGATTATAATAATATATTCAAAATAGTACTATCTAGTTTGATATGTCAAGCAATATTATTATAAAATTGGAATTCTGAGTTGTCTACTCTAATTTATTATATTTACCTATAAAAATACACCTCAAAAAATAGATTTTTCAGTCTAGCTTTTGGGGTGTACATTCCACACAAACATGTGATTATTTTGATGTTTCTATTAAACTTGTAATTTTAAATTTAAAGTCCCTAAAAAGTCCCTAAAATTTTATTTTATATGAGGTATTATTGATAATGATAAAGTTATAAACCTTGATATTATGCTGTTTTACTTTTTGAATGATAAGTAATTTTATGTTAAAAGTCTCCAGTTTGGATACAAAACGGTCGATAACATATAAACGTTATGACTAACTAACTTCAAATCAGTATCATCTTTCTTAGATTCGGCTTTGGCACTATTGTCTGTCAGTGCCCCAATTAATAATAAATTTGCTAATGCAAGTGTTGCATCTTTTTTTAGTGTGTTGGATTTTGTTTTTTTCACCATCATTATCACTCCTTTTATATAGCTTACAACAAAATAGATGCAAAATTGATTAACTAAATTTAAATTAATTATTAAATCGAATTTATATTTTTGAGTAAATGTTTTTTGAGTATAAAGATGCTGTAAATATAATTGACAAATGTAATCGGATTTAAGAAATGAAGGTTGTAATGACAT